TCTTTAATCTGCGCGATATGCCGCGCCCTGGGCGCCGCTGATGCAAGGTTGGCGAATGGTGCGCCACTGCCCATGGAATAAGTCTGGATAGGGTCATTTATACCATTAACTGAAATCACACGCTCGCCAAATTTTGCGAATTCCACCGTCTCATGATCATCAGTGGTGTACCCGCCTGCAATTGAAACATCCCCCCAAGTTGCCGTGGTCAATGAATAAAGTTTGGACGCATCCCCGGCGAACGTGTAGGCGTTCCCAGCCTTGTCACGGAAACTAGCCGCGCCTTGACATCGCGCTGACAATGCATCTGATGACGTTGCCAGTGCTTTGACCGGACCATAACTAGTTTTTGTCAATGGGACCGTATTTTTAGCAACCGTGGAAAACATGCCACCGCTATCCAGAGCCGGTTGGTCTGGCGCGTATTCCCCGAAATTGATCATTGCTAACTACCCTGAATATCGAAGTGACTAACGGCCGCCAAAGACGGGTCAAGCGTAGCCTTCACATTGCGCCGGGTGCGGGCGTCAAGGCTGTTAAGCCATTTAATACCTTCATCCCTTTTCGGCACCCATATGCCAATCATGCCTTGGTTGCGCGTGTAAACACCGGCCTCAACCATTGACGCAAACGTGTAAACATCCGGCGCGTTGGTCAAAAGGGTATTGGTAGCGTCAGAAGTAATATTCCACTTTTTAAAATACCGCGCCTTCAGCGTGTACGCCTGATCCGCCGGGCGGTTGAATTCAAAGGTGGATGTGATGATGTATTCAGTTGGCTTGCCTGATGACGTTGATTTGTGGTCCGCCAGTTTGGCAGCGGATATTTGATTCAACTTGGCGGAATTATCATTAAAACGGAGTGAGATATTTTCAAGCCAGCCAGTGGGAAGGGCTGCAGTTTCCGCGCCTGATGAAAGCGTAACGCTTGCCTCGGTCTCCATTTGCAACAACCGCAAATGACGATTCAAATAGGCTTCGCCCATCGTTATGAAATTCGGAATTACACCCGTTAAATCAGTCCGCGCCAACCATGTGGCAACGTCCGCTTTTAACTCGGTGTAATTTGTTGGAACGGCCATAAATGCCTCTCCGGGATATGGATGGAGTCAGAGGCGGGCGTAACAGCCCGCCCCTGATTATCCGTGAACCGATTAGTTCATTTGGATACGGCAAGCCAATTCGGGCCTGACCGTTTTATATCCATAAAGCACATCGATCCGGGTGGGGAACGTGTCGGCACTTATTGAATAGTCCCGAACAATTCTCATGGATATCCCATCCATGACTTCCCGCGCCGCAAAATCAACGCCCTTCGGCATCACCAAGTCAGCCGTTGCAAAGCAGAAAGCGTCCTTGTGATACGCCATCGAAACGCCGAAGTCGGCGCTGGCGGCGATATCAGTAGACTGGTCGCTTTCGTTTTTGTGCAAAGCCGCATTATTCGCGGGCATCGCCGATACGTTCTGTTTCGCACCTGAACTGTAAAGCGCAGGAGAGAAACTGATCGTCGTTGCACTGGTGCCAGAGTTCGCCGTAACAGTGAACTCTTTCAGCTTGGTTAGGGTCGCCTTCGTCTCAGGATGAACAGCATAGACCGAAGCGAAATAGAAGATATCGCCGATCAGATAAGTACCGGCCCCGGTATCGGTCGTGATCGAAGTCGATCCCTCGGCTATCGTGCCAGAATCATTGACAAGATAATCGCCCGTTCCGTCGTCGGTTCCCGTCGTATGTTGCGGCCAAAGGCTATTTTCCATAATGCTCTGATAGCCGAATGTATGGGAAGCAACACGGCCTTCCTTGTAGTTTTTGCCCACATTCGTTTGGTCATTATAAAGACCTTTCAGAGCATCAACCAGATCGAGATTATCTTGGGTGTTCAGATTCAGACACCGGCTCTCATACGGAGCCAGATTATCCGTCAGCACCTTGGATGCTTTCATCACATCGCTGGCTTCAATCGTTGCGCCAACATCAGTGACGTGGTTGTAAACATCCTTGTACATGGCCATGGCGTCAGATTCTATATTCGCCGCGAGCACGCTCATGGCGGGTTCTAGAATCCGTGAACCAAAGTCATCGATATCCAACGAAAGATCGTCAGAAGTCCAGGTCGTATCGACGCCCTTCTGGGTGGCGACCTGAAGGGTTACGCTACTTTCAACAACATCTTGTGAAGAAAGAGCGGCACCGCTTCGAATGGTGTATTGATTAGGAAGCCTGATTTTCAGACTGTCTCCAATCTTTGCACCGGATTTACCAAAAGACGAATCGTATTCACGGTTGACCGTGCCGACGAAATTCAGCTTCTGATGGAGTATTCGCAGCGCCTCGCGGGTAACTGCGGTCGGGGTAAGTGTGGTATTAGCCATCGTTTTAGTTCCTTAAAGGTTGCGCGGAACTAACGTTCCGCTAATTGACGTTCGCGCCGCCGCACCCACTCGTCCACCGAAAGATTATCGTGCAACCCCGTTTTAGCCGCTGACCGTTTGGCCTTCACGGCTTTGGTTGGCGCAATATCCCCCGGTTTCGGTTTGGGTTTGGCTTTGCTCTGTTTCGCCTGTAACTGATCGTATTTGAACGCCTTCGCCAGCGTTTCAATATCCTGGGAGCGTGTAATTGACCTCAAGGCTTGTTCGGAATACCCGAGTCCCAAGGCGTAATTTGTTACATCGCGGTCCATCTCATCCGACCAGCCAGGAATATTCTTTTTCACGTCCTCCCGGCATTTTTCCTGCGCCTTGGCAAGCTCCGCTTGCTGCGCCTGGAACGCCGAGTCCCGTGACCGTTTGTAGTTTTCTTCCGCATCCGCCTTGGCCTTGGTTGCCATCTGTTGTTGATGACTAAGCCGGGACGCTTCAGCGGGGTCTTGCTCGTATAACGTATTCCAATCAACTTGCTCGAATTGATCGAGTATCGATTGGGCATTCTGGATGGCCGCTATCTCACCGATATGGGCCATTTGTGCTTGCGCCGATTCTTGAAGTTGCGTTTCCCTTGCTTCAACAATCCGGCGTTGTTCAGCCACTTCCTGCGTCTTGCGGGTGTAATCCGCTTGCTGGATGTAGCCTTCTTTCAAATCCGGGTGGACTTTGTAGGTCTGCCCGTTAACCTCGACTTCGGCCCAATCACGGGCCTCATCATCTTCCGATTCCGTTTCTTCATCTGCACTTTCCGATTCAGCTTCACCCGCCTGGGTTTCCGTTTCGGTTGCGTCAGATTCATCATCATCGGTGTCGGTGGATTCAACATCAGACTCCACCGCCGACTCATCATCGGCAGCGAGTCCCATAAGGGCTTGCTCGCTCATAGAATTATCCTTTTATAGTTTATTGCGTATTTTAGAGTGGAATTTTAAGCGTTTTTAAAATACGCACTGAAAGGTTGATGCCTTGCCCCTCAATAACTGGAAATAGGGGCCACAATTAAATCAATACACCCGTATCGATACGGGTGTATTGATTAACTACCCCGACGCCGGGGTTAAAACCGCCCCGGCACCATTGGGATTGGGGCGGATTGGGCAGCTTCCATGCCCACTTCTAGCCGATCCGTTTCCGCCTCAAAGCGGTTCGTGTCGGCTTCGAATTGCTTGGTGCCAGCCTCTTGCCTCTTGATACCGGCCTCTTGCAATTTGATCTGCAACTCTTGAACCTTGATATCATGGCCCCGCGCCATTGCTTCAAGCTGGCCTACTAATTGCTGAACTTGAGCCACAAGGGCTTGTTTCTCAGGATCGCCACCCTGATCGCCCTGCAACTGTGGCGGCAGCATGGCTTCCAGGCGCTTGGCTATTTCATCAGCGCCCGGCCAATCAAGATTGCGGGCCAGGATATCACCCACAAATGGCGCCGCCGCCGGGAACGCGCGCAACAGTTCCATCATCTGGGTGGCAGATTCTTCGCGCTGGGTGGTGAATGACGGCCCGGCTTTCACAGTGACATCATAACGCCCGGCGGTCAGGTCATAGATTTTGTCAGTAATCCCCTCCTGGGTTTGAACTTGGAACGGTGAGTTAATTTGTACACTCTGCGCCGTTTCATCTTCACCCAGAACACGAACCATCCGCGCCTCGGAATAAACCTTTGGGATTAGATCAACCAGAATGCGCCCAGTGTGGCGGATGGCGCGGATGACATTGTCAGGGAAATGGAAAGTGGAAATATCACCTTCACGCTGCCGCGCAGTTATGGCAACCCCTGACGTTTCATTTGAACGGGCGCCAAGGGATGCATCATAAATCCCAAGGATGGATTTCATTTCATCAGCGGCGTTCAGCGCCTCTTGCAGCGCCCCAGCCGGAACACCGGCAAACGGTTGCCGTTGCGGCGGCGGTGCACCACTCACCGGGTCATATTCCAGCGTGGCGTGGTTTTCAGTGTTCGCCGTGTTCCAGCGTGAACTATCAGTTTCAAATGTTCCAACCGGGCCAACCCAGGGTGCTTTTGGACTTAGCCCAACCAACTCGGTGGCAGTCGTGCGCCAGTAATTATACATCCGCTGCGCGTCATGTGAGTGATGCGTTAGATTGTAAAATCGCCGCTCACCGTTTTCTGAATAGTCAATAATCTCTTCGCCGTAAACCGGCACCAATGGAATGTAGCGCCCGGCCCATTCAGTTGTTTCCAGAACATCCTTGGCGGTGAGAATGCGCTGCTTCACCTTGTGCGTGGTCGTTGGCCGCGTTTCAATAATATGCGCGTCGGCCAAGTCCGCTTGCATTTCTTCATCGCCATCGAACTGGTCTTTCAGAACGGTGGTGGTTTGGCCATCGATAAGCTGGAATTTGAGCAAGTCCGTCTTGACCGGCGATCGCGTCCAGTACTCAGCAACGCGCACGCTGTCTTTCGTTACCCAATTGCCGTGGTCCTGGAAATCAGATTCCCAATTAACTTGCTCCGCATCCGGGTACTGCAACTTGAATTCGTCATGCGTCAGATGATCAACAACAAACGCAACATTCCAATCTGATGAATCCGTTTCCGTTGAACGCGGATCACCATATATCGACAACGGGTTCAGAACCCGGCGGATGAAGACATCCTTGTCGAATGAGTCATCTGTGGTCCAATCGATATCGACGCGCCAGAATCCCCATCCGCCTGACGCGGCCATGTCAGCGGCCCAATCATAAGCAGCGTCGGCGTTGGATGTATATTCAACATTCCGCACAAGGCCGTTTAATATTTCGGCGACATCCGGGTCAGCCTTATCATCAACCGGGTGGACTTTTATAGCTGGGCGATTTAGGCGGATGTCATTGGTAACTTGACGGATGAAGGCGGGCATCCGGTTGAACGTCAACGCCGGGCGGTTTTTGCCGCGCAGTTTCAAGGCCGCATCCGGCCACTGTTCGCCAATGCGTGTAAAACGGTAATCAGCCTCAAAGATGTCGCGGTTTTCGCTTTCCGCTTCTTCAGCCGAAACGAACGCTTCCTTCGCTTCTTCAATTACGGTTTTATCGTTCTTCACATCAGCCATTTTAATTCCATTAACCCATCCACGAAACTTGCGGCATTTCTTTGTACGGCTTGCGTTTATTGGGCCGCGTCATAATCGAAAACAATTCTGTGAACGCCCACACCAGCGCATCAACCCGGTCTGGTGAGCCATCACCTTCAAAGCCCGCTGCCGTCATCTGGCATTGCTGGCTTTCCAGTTCCGGGAACGTGCCGACATGTGAAACGCGGCCCAGTGAATAAAGCGCGCTAATCGGCTCGGCCCTAACGTGCTTACCTCGAGTAGCCCGGACCTCGGTAATCGGAAGACCGGGCCGAATAGATTGCAACGTATGGCGCACCATGTCGCCGCCCTGATTAACCTCGATTACGACTGAATCGGCCTCGTGCTTGTCATACGCTGCAATTGCTTTTGACGCCCATTGGTGCGGCGTGCCATGACAGGAGAAATCCTCCAGCACATAACCCCGCCGGTCTTCACCAACGCCAGCAACGATGATGCCGGTTTCATTTGGGTCTTTCCCGGTTTCCGCCGTTGTCACCGCCGGATCAACGGCAACCACTATGCGCTTTAATTCCGGTGCCTCACTGCGCCGGTTTTCGTGCAGCGTCTGACGGTCAAAAATTGCACCAGTTAAAGATGGCTCGTATTCGCCTAGCCAAATATGGCTGTATCGATCCGGCGCATTCTTGTGATCAAACACCCGCTCCTGCTCCAGAACGTCAGGGAAAAACGGGTTCTTGTCATAATTGACTTTCTGAATTATCGCGTTCTCTGGCGTTACCTCACCGCGAAACATCTGGTCTACCGGATCAGATGAATGGCGCGGGTTCCAGCTAAACCAGATTTCTGAATCAGGCTCACGGATTGTTGGGCGCAATATCTCTAATGAGCGCGCGCTGATGGTCTGCGCCTCTTCAATCCAGCAACGATTAACGCCAGCCATCGATTTCAACTGATCCGCCGTTATCTTTCCCAGGCCGGAGAAAATGAACAGCGTGCCGTTCTTCCCGCGTATTTCATTTTGGATTGATTCATAAAAGCTGCCCAAGTTCATGGCGGCAATCTTGTCATCAAGCAATTGCTTGACGGAATCCTTGATCGAGTTCTGGACCTCGCGCGCGCACAAAATACGCAATGGTTCCTTACCACCGGCAATCAACAGGGATGTTGCAAAGCTGTGGCTTTTGGCGCTCCCGCGCCCGCCGTAAAACGCCTTGTATCTGGATGGCTTGAAAAGCCCGGCAAACGCCTCGGGCAAATCAACCTTAGTCCGGTTTGATGAGGTTGACATCAAACATGAATGCAAGCGGGCTGTCTGGGTCACCCATGATCATCTGCACAGCTTTACCATCTGTACGATCGAAGACTTCCTTAATGGCCTGGATATCACCATCTGATGCTTTGATCGCAAGTTGATTTGCAATAACATTCAGCCGCTTGGTTGGCTTACCGTCACCGTCTTTGATTGAATCAACTTCCCGGTTCAGCGCCATCATCAGCGCATCGGTCATTGTGGTCCTGCGCCCGTTACGCTTCCCGGCATGGACAGGGTCTCCACGTTTTGGATCATAACCCTTTGAAAATTCACCCATTTCCCCGAAGTCCTCTCGGCTTGCTTCGGCCAACAAAAAACCCGCCGGGATTGCTCCAAGCGGGCGGCTTACATAAAAATTGTCACTTTATAATAATGACAATATTTATTTTTCCGTGGATGTCAACAACTAATTTACATCTCACGCAACTTTTTTTTCAGCCCTAACATACCACTGTGCCAGGGCTTCCAGGCCACGGAAGAACGCCGTCTTGCGCGGCCGCTTACCGCCAACACCAGCAACCCGTATTCCC